ACCACCACCTATCTCTTTTACAGTCCCACCGTCATTTAAATATAATTTTTGTGCAGTTTTATCTATCGCAACTTCGCCATCAACAATATTACTTGTTGTAGGTGTGCTTGTACCTCGTTTTAGTTTGATTGTGTTTGCCATTGGCCTTTACCTCCTATGGCTTAAAAAGTTCCACCCTCTACATCAAAGCCAGATGTAGCACCATCCTCCAAGAATGTTACTAAGTCAGACAATGCTACTTGTTTCATCGTACCAGCATCGTTTGTTACAAAGCGATCTCCTGTAGCAAGTGTTGTAGAAGTAGCAGATGTAGTTCCATCACAAGCTGCATTTATTTCTGTGGCTGTCGCTGTTACCCCATCTAAAATATTTAATTCTGATGCAGTAGCAGTAACTCCATCTAAGATATTAAGCTCAGAAGCAGTTGCGGTAACTCCGTCTAAAATATTTAATTCAGCAGTTGTTACAGTCGCTCCATCAAGAATTTGTATTTCTGTAGCAGTCAGAGCAGCTAACGCAGCAGATCCTCCAGATTGACAACCAGATAAGTTATCTAAATCAGCGTCATAGGCTTGAACATTAGAACCGATTGCTAAACCTAAACTAGCTCTTGCAGTAGATCCACTTTCTAATACAAAGTTTGATCCATCTCCAACAATAAAATTACCATCACTAGGTGTAAGACCTGCAATATCAGTTAATTGTGCATCAAAAGCCTGTACATTCGTTCCAATAACAAGACCTAAAGCTGTTCTCGCAGCAGAAGCACTTGTAGCACCCGTTCCACCATCGCCAACTGCAAGAGTTCCTGTGATAGAACTAGCAGAAAGATCAACAGCCATTTCTGTTGATTCAATTACTATTCCACCGTTAGATTTTAGGTCAACACTAAATTCATTACCAGATTTATCTAAACCATCTCCAGCAGTCAAGTTTCCACCGCCCGAAAACTGCGTGAATGACAAATTATTCGTTGCCACTACTGCACTTCCTTTGTCAGAACTACAAACAAAACCTTGGTCAGCTTGTGTAGAACCTTGCTCAACAAAGGTGAACATTCCAGCCGCATCGACACCAGCAGCTAAGTCATCTGTTCTTGCCCATGTACTCGCTTTACAAAGATATAATCCATTCTGACTTGCTGTACTTTGGTCTTTAACTAAGACTCTTTCATCAGCAGAAACAGCAACACCATCAATAGTTTGCGTTCCACTCAACGAAATATTTGCTGTAGTAGCGACCTTAACGCTGTCTTTTATATCTAATCCCTGGGCAACTCCATCAACATAAGACTTAATTGCAAAGTGAGTATCTGCTGTAGGTGTAACTCCAGTAACAGGGTTAGTTGCAGCAGCTAATTGGTCTACTCTATTTGTTCGGACTGCGGAATTAAAATCGCTGACCCCAGACGCAGTTATCGAAGGAATATCAGCGGAAGCGAGAGATCGAAATGTAGGTGAACCATTACTTCCATTTGGAGCAGCTAAAACTCTATTTGCAGTTTGTGATGTTGTCTTATCAAAGAACGCTCCAGTACCACCAACAGTAATTATTGAACTTGCAGATGGTGGGGTAGATCCATTATCACCAAAACCATAATATAATTTCAGATCATTTTCATTAAAAGCTAATTCTGATGGAGATAAACTAGAAGGTGCACCAGCCGATCCACTCGCTGCTCTTTTTTTAATACGAATTGTGTTAGACATGGCCTAAAAGTTTCCTCCGTTAACAAGTGTTAATTTAGTTGTGGTTGCATCTGCCTTAAATGTAGCAGAACTAGAGTCATAGTAAACAACAGATCCATCAACTTTATCAGTTGAGTTGAGTGTAAAGTCTGCACTAGCTCCCTGTGGGCCTTGAGTAGCTACAGTAACAACCCTAGTTTCACCATTAACAGTAACGGTGTTTTTAGTAGTTGTAATGTTGACTTGGCTCATGTGGTTGTATAACCCTCACTCATAAACATCTTACCTTCTAAATAGTATTCCTTAAGACCCGATCCATCAACTAATAACACATCGTAAGCTAATATTTCTGGAGTAAATGTTGTTGTTTGAGTGTCTGTTAAGGCAATAGAAAAAGAACCTGCTGCTCTATCTGTATAAGTAACAGCCCAATCTGCATATTTTGTGGAACGTGATTCATCCCAAACCTGTGCTGCTACTGTATATCCTGTTAAATTTATTGCCGTTCCAGAGTTATCCTTCAGCACAATAGGAACACTGTGATCTGACCTTCTTTGAACGGTCATGTTGTATGTTCCAGGTGCTATTGCCATTAGCTATATGGTGATGTTCCCAGTATATCAGTTTTCCATTGTGCTTTAAGTGCATCAGCATCACTAGCAGAATCTATTTCAGAATCAGCAGGGGCATCTCTTAATGCGTTTTTCTTAGCAACGATAGCTGAAGTATCTGCTGAAGTCTCCTGTGCTTTTTGAAATTCAACATCTAAAGCAGAAAGTAATGGAGTTCTTGCTTCTCTTATTTTTGTTTTGTGAATTTCTCTGGCTTTCGCCATGTCTACACCAAATCCCATAATTTACTCCGTATAAGTCCAGGCATTTCTGAAACTCCTGTCTGTAGGAATTGCAGACTTATCAACAGTATAAACTGTCTTACCACTAGGGCAATCTTTATCTTTGATTTGATCTAATGTTAAGTCTGTGTTATCTGCTGGAATAACAATAGAAATACCACCGTCATCATTAGCATAGATAAATCTTTTGTCTGAATTAGCCATAAAGTTTTTTCTTTTAGTATATCTTAATTGGTTTTAATCGCCAAAAAATGCACAGTAAACTCTGGTAACATCCATCGCTCCTCCATTACTATTTTCTCTTGCTCCATACCTTACCTCTACTCTAAAAGCAGTTGTTGTTCCAAAAGAATGATATGACTGATGTATCCCAGAAGGTCCTCTTGTTGAACCAGAAGCTTCATTTCCAGAGTTGTCTCTGTTGTTTACTGCTCCTGTGAAAACATAATTAACACTAGAAAAAGCTGTTGTAAAATTTATAGTATAGTCTCCAGTTCCATTGTCAGTAATTGAGCTAATGTCAAAAGAATCTAAAATATTTCCTGTATCGTAACCATTAAAAACTATCCACTTTTTTGCTCTTCCCTGTGCAATTTCCTCTGGGGTTGAACTGTGAGCAGAAGAGGTGTTTTGTATTGTGTTGACTTTAAGTGTTGACATAATTAATCTCCAAAAACAGCAACATTACATTCTCCGTTATCATGAAAATTCCCTTGGTTAAATGTTAACCAGTCAACTTGAAAAAAAGTAGTTGTAATAGTTACTTGACTTCTGGCTCTTACACAACCCATCAACAAATAAACTTGTGATTCATGTGCATCAGTGACACAAACGTTGTAGTTTGCATTTGCCATCGCATTTTGTATGTTCACACCATACTGACCAGTTCCACTATCTGTAATACTACTGACATTAAAACTATCTCTTATTGCTACTGTTCCAGTACCATTAAAATTTACCCATGCTTTTGCAAGCTGTCCTTTTTCTGTTCCACTTGTATTTTGAAATACTGGTGCAGCAGATGAAATGCTTTTAATTGTGCCGACTGCTAATGTACTCATGGTTTTGGATTTGCGTCTTTAACGGCTTTTATGTGGGTTGCCCACGTGCCAGTTGTATCTAGTTTACCTGCAACTATATCCTTATACAACATATCAAGTTGATCTCCTAAGGATGCGTAAGTTGTAGAACCATCAGTTGTTCTATCTGTTTGATATTTAACAGCAGCAGCTTCAGCATCTAGCGTAACTCTTGCAGCGTCTATATCAGATTGAACCAAAGTTACAGAATTACCGCTTGCGTCAAAAGCACCAGCCGAATCATTAATAGAAACTACCGTTCCAGCGTATGCTTTGTAAATTGCTTCGTGATCTAAGTTCATGCTGACACCTCCATAGCAATTAAATTATGAGGTAATGTTGCATAAGGAGTAGTAGTATCTCCAACGTGGGTTCTACCAACAAAAACAGCATATCCACTATAATCATTTTTAAATTGAACTTTATAAGTAGTTGCTGAAGTTGTTGAGGGCGAATCTATAAAAACTCCATTTAAATCATATTGTCTATAACTACCATTACTTGTTGTACCTACTGCCTGACTTGAAGCTCTAGTATTACTGTTAAAAGTATCACCTATATAAATTGCAGTAGAACCTCTAACTAAACGAAGCGTGCCTGAATAACCGTTAATATCTGTACTCATAGGAACTTTGTACATCAAAAAAATTTTGCTGGAGTTTTGACTTGGAGTTATTGAAAGAGTTAATAAATCACTAAAAGATGTACTAGTTGTACTTTGTACATCTGTTCTTACTGTTTGAACACATTGAATAATTCCTCCACCAGTTGCACCACTTGGCAGCCCACCGACAGGAACGATTGAATTGACTTTAAGTTGGCTCATAAATCTATTATATACACTTTTATACTACAGTCCATGTTTCTCCAGAACCAACTGTAACGGTGACTCCGCTTTGAATTTCTATAGGACCAAAACTTCCTGCGTTTTTACCATTTGTAATTGTGTAATTTTGTGTAACAGTTTGGTCATTCTCCCAAAAAATATTATCAGTACCACCACCTTGAGCACCTGCTCCAGCTACATCCCAACGTAAATTACCATTGGTGTCGGATACAAGAGCATAGCCATCAACAGTGGCATCAGCATTAGGCAATTTCCAAACAACGTTTGCAGTAATAGTATCAGGTGCTTTAAATCCAACGTATTGTACATTGCCATTTGTTGAACTATTTATTGGTTCTAAAAACCTTAACTCCTTTTGATTACTAGCATTTGAACTTATTGTTAAACTACTTGCATCTATAAATACTTGTTCTTCACCATTAGCAGAAAAACCTAAGACGTTAGTTGCTTTTGCAAATAAACCTAAAGCAGTATTTCCAGCAAAAGTCAAGGCAGGAGCTGCTGGACTTGTAGCGTCATCTATTTGCAAAACTCCTGTCATAGTCCCACCTTCTTTAGATAGTAAGCCTAAATTAGGTGAGTCAATACTTCCTATGTCAGTAAAACCATCATTATTACTATTTCTTATCTTAAAAACATTTGTAGTGGTATTTAGGAAAGTCATTCCTTTTACACACTTAGTACTAGACATAAGACCGTCATTTGACTCGGCACTTTGTCCTTGTAAAGCTAAAAGACAATCTTCTATATCTTCTCTTACAGTCTGACCAGAAGCATTTTGAATAATAAAATTTGAAACTGAAAGACTCATAACAAATTACTTTTTGGCTCCATTCTACCCTCCTTTGCCGAAACCAACAGCACTGTAGGTAAACTTTCTAATTATACTAGCACCACTTGAGTTTTTAAAATGAATTATAAATTGAGTTCCAGTAATATTATTATCATCTAGCTCATAAAAATCTCCTGTTGCCATGTTCTGAGGGGAAATGTTAACAGAAGGTTTTGGAATACCTGTGATACTAGACGTACCAACAAAGAAAGGTGCTGCAAACGTAACTGTTTTTGCTCCAGCACTTCCAGTTCCATCTCCTGCTGAATCAGAAAAAATTACAGCCGATTGTTCAGTTCTTAATGGCATCGTTGCTGTATAACCTAATTGTTGTAACAACATATTTTGTGCAGGGTCGCTAGTTTCTAATCTTACTTGAAACTGAAAACCTCTTCCTTTAAATGTTCCATTTGTAAAAACATTAAAATCTGTATAAGAACTCATATCCGTAGAAGTTCGCACTGACAAACTAGCATTTGTACTTTCAGCAGCATCTCCATCCCAATCAGGCCAATCATTTACTAAACCTGTTCTATTATCAAACAAATTTGAAGGATAATAACCAGCACCTTGAAAATGTCTTTTAAAATTAATAGAAAATACACCTCCCAAATCTAAAGTAGTTGCAAAATCATAAGTACCTCTAAAACCTTTTTTTACGGATAAATTACCAGAGTTTGTATCACGTTCAGTGGCTAGAACTGTAAATACATCAGTATTAGTTATCCCTAAGACAGTAAATTCACCATCTGATAATTTACTCTCAAAGCTAAGACCAGGTTGACTGCCAGCATCGGTGTTATGAGTAGTGAAAGTGAATTGTATTTTTTCTCCTACAGAAAAACCATGAGAGTTAATTGTACAAATTATTGTTCTGCTGTCTGTTTGACTATATGTACCTGTCGCTACCGCTGATGGATTTGCAAGTATTAAACCACCCTTAGTTGCATCATATTGAGTGTTATTAAATAAACTACTTGTTCCATTATTAAACGGAGGGGTATCGTTATCTTCTCTATCTGTTTTTACAACAATAGATTCAAGTATATCAACAAGAGAAAGTTCTACAGTAGTTGGATCAGCACTAAATCTATTTCCATCATCTTGAAATTTAAGTAAGTAAGTACCAGGTAAAGCAGGGACAATTGCTTCAGTAGCATTACCAGCTACTGCTTCTATAACATCTTGAGCAGCTTGAAATTTTGCAGATGAACCTGTTTGGTTTGTATGCCTTATATAAACTCGACCACCATGCAATACATCTAAAGCCCTTGCTTGATTAAATTTCAGTCTTACAAGATTCTCATTTATACTTTCAATAGATAATCCAGAAATGTTTTCTGGAAGTTCTGCTTTTCCTTTGGCAGTAAATGTTGTAGTTGTTGGAATAGTAGATAATCTTAAACCAGCATTATATGAAAATACTTGAATTTCATAAGTACCTTTCTTTGTATCTAATAGTTCAAAATCAGTGCTGAATACAACCTGCGATACAAAGTTGCCATTTTCTAATTTATAATTTACTTGATACTGAGAGACACCTGCTACTGCTCGCCAACTGACAATAATTTTACTTCTAGCAATGCTATTAATAACAACAATCTGCTCTGAAACTGTTAAATTACTTGGAGAAGATACAGGTGCATTTAAAAGAGATATTTTTCTCTCAGGTAAAGCAGTACCATTTTCAATAAAATTATATTTATCTTCTACATAAGATAAAGCTGTAACTACATAATTAATATCATCTTGTTCTTCTACTTGAATAACTCTAAATAATTGAGTTTTTAGTGTCGTACTTGATATTAGATAAGGAGCATTTGCAGGAGGTGCTAAAGAAAAAGCAGGACTTACTGTTAAGACTGCTCCTGTCATGTCAGATATAGTTCTTGATTCAACCGATCCATCAGACAGGACAACACTAACTGTTGGTGCATCATTTAATGCAGGTAAAGTTGTCTGTGCTTCAGCGTCAATAGTAATAGTAGTGGTTGTTGCAGCTACCACACGACCACCTCTTCTAGCACCTGCTCTCACTGGATCATTTATTGCAATAACAGAGCCAGGTCTGACTACAATTCCTGAGTCTATAGATGTCGAAAAAGTAACAGTCTCACTTTCATTTTGTTCAGCAAAAAGTATTGCACGCCCTAATCTTGCAGCTTGATTACGGGAGGTACAAGCAAATGCTTTTACCTGTTTTACTATCGTTCCAAGTTTTGATATTGCCGTTGCGTCTTCCACTGCTTCAAAATCAACTTCTTTTGAATCCATATTGAAGTAACTGACAGAAACAACACTATGTCTAGTTTTTAAACTGCTCCCCGAATATGCAAATCCACTTTCGCCTACGTTGGCTAAATTAAATAAATAACTTGCTGTTGTAGGTTTGTCTTGAGATATAGTTATAGAACCAGCAGACCATATTGGCATGCATCTCATAACACCAGATAACTCATTTATTGCTGCAAATGCTTCTTTAGGACTTTGAATATTTACATTACAACTAAATCTAGCTTCTTTTGTTCCTGATACATCACCAGCATCAACTTCTTCATTTGCATATTTACTAGCAGCTACAAAACTAAATAAATCTAAATTACTATCAGTAACATGATCTCCTAATCCATATCTAGTGTTAGTTAAAAGATCAAGTAAACACATTGCAGGGCAATTTGTATAAACCGCAGCACCCATAACACCATTAAAAATATAACCACTTGGGTAACGTATTCTTCCTGTAGCTAAATCAACATTTGGAGTCGCAGCAAAAGTACAATTAGATGTTGTAACGGTTTGAGAAGCGGTAGAAGTTAAAGTAAATGAATTTGCGTCAGGAACAGTTTGAACTACAAAAGTACCATTTACTCCAGCACCAGAAGTCGCAGTAAACACTACTGATTCACCAACAAGTAAACCATGATTGTTATTATTAACGGTGACAACAGTAGTTGATTGTGTATAAGTAGCAGATACCACAGAGGCAGATGCTCCTGGTATTCTTACCTTTACCCCTCTGATTCGATACTTTCTAGTTGGAATACGATTAAACTGCTTACTGTCTAGACGAAGAGCAACATAAGCACTATTTGGATAAGTTGAATTGTTATCAATAACTTCTTGAAAACTTATAAAATCAAAAGAATTTTGTCTTTGTCCATCTGTACTATCTGGAGTGATACGCACAACTCTTATATCTACGGTGGTAAATCCGCTTGTTAAATCTATTCTGTGATCTCTAGCATAAGCATCAGCAGTTCTACCACTGACACTTGCTCTAACTTTAGTAACGTATCCTCCCGAATCATGCTGAATCTGAATTGCGTACTGAACGGTATCTCCTCTAATATCTCCATCATCTTCTAAAAGCTGAATTTGAGGCCAGTTTAAAGTCACAATAACAGCGTCTACATCTGTATTTGTAATTTGCCTAGTTACGACACCACTCAAACCAGTAGTTTGAGCAGTCCATGTAACTGCATTGTCAGTTATTGTCTGTCCAACAGTTGCCGTTGCAAAAGCAGCAGGTTCAGTAGTTCCAGCTTGTCCTGCAACTGTACACTTAAACGAAATTTCGGGTGTTGTATCTGCATTAAGACTGCTGGTTACTATTTGATTAACTGTATAGCTTTTCCCAGTTACAGTTGTTGTTGTCGAACCATCTGAGTTTTCAGTTGTTGTGCTAACAGTTGTCCAAGCAGTAGCTAAATCATCATTTTCAACTTCCGTACCAACAGCAGTGGGAGATCTGCTTTCAGCAGGAATACCACTCATTGCAGTTTGGTTTGACGTTCCAAATTCAGACTTAAAGGTTACATCTTGAAAATTAAAATCAGCCTGATTAGGAGTACTACTTGTAGCAGTTGACTGAAGTATCGGAGTATCGTCAAGAAATACATCTTTTAAACTTGCATTTTCATATGCTGTTGTTCCCTTTGTAAGCCCTTCTTTTGATGCACTTGCAAAACCTTCTATTTCTCCTTCAGATATTAGATCTTGGATAGTAACAAATTGCCTACTATGTAAAGTATCAGGAGCACGATAAGGAGGTGGGGGTGGGACAGGTGGACCTCCTGCTCCTCTAATAATCTTAGTTTCGTCAGTCATGCTTCCACCTGATTAGTGTCAATCGCTGCACTTATTACAACACTTCCTGTAAATATCTCACCATAAACTATTGGAACGGGAGTACCAGCCCTTGATGTATTCTGCACTCCACTAAAACTAAATGATATTTGTGGATCTTCTTCTGAATTAAATTTCTGTGGTTGTGGCATTGGAAAAAGCATTTCAGACACTCCACTTAGAACTAAGTATGCTCCTAGATTTGCTAAAGTAGAAGCTAAAAAAGTTCCTCCAGTAAAACCTGTGGTTAGTCCAAACTTTAAAGGAGCATAAGGAACTACAGCACCCCCTGTTGCAAAAGCAATTCCAATTAAAGCTGCTCCTAATAATACTTTCCTAAAACCTCTACCAGCACCACTTATAGCTGGAATAAAATGTATATCTTCCTGTCCTACAGGATATGATATTTCATTCTCATCAATCTCATAATTACCAACTTTTACCTGATAATATTTTGGACTCATAAAACGCTCTACTTCTGAAAAATTATGAATTAAAAAACTTACTGCTTGTGAAACACTACTAACCTTTATCTCGAACTCTTTATGTCCAATAAACTCTGCTAATTGTCCATACAACTTTAACTTACGAAGCATAGCGATACCTCTTTCCTGTACATTTTAACAACCATTCAGAGTAAGGCTCTCTACAAGATAGTCTATCGGTTAAATGATGAATAACATCTCCTTCAAAGAATAATGCCACATGATTTAAAGTTGGACATAAAATGCTCATAAGCAAAACATCTCCATCTTGTAATCTTTCATCAGGTCTAAGTTCTCTAAAGCCTGTTCTCCACGCACAACTTTCAAATAATGGATTATCCATAAATTCTTCTGGAGTTGTAGGTCTATCCCAATCCTTTAGTTCAATATTCTTTTCTTCTTTATACCAATCTCTTACTAAACTCCAGCAATCAGTAATGCCCCATACCCATTGCCTACCCAATAATGGAGGTTTGTACCCACATGGTTCTAGATATGCCCATTGCTGCGTTTTAGGATTAACAATGTGCCATGGCAAATTACTGTCCTCACAACCAATTCTATCTGCTTGACTAGGACTAGGCGGTGTTATTGGATGGCTGTGAATTACACCTACAATCTCTCCTGTATTATCTGCTTTTACATAATCTTCTGGGTCGATGATGAAACATTGATGATCTGTGATTGAAAGGTTACGGCAAGGATAATATCTTTCTTTACCCTTTACATTTAACAATAAACCACAACATTCTCTCGGATCTTCTCGTTGCGCATGAAGTAATGCTTTATATTTCCAAGTCATTCTACAAATGTACCAATAGATTTAAATTCAGCTCGAGTACACTGTCTCTTCGGTATTCGTACTCCTGCTAAATCTGTAGGAGCAGCAAGTTCAAATTCAACTACTTCTCTAGTCTCTGTAGATTTACGATCAATCGAATAAACTTCTCTAGGAAATTCTGCCGAAGGATCTGCTGTAGCATTTGTTCCGTCAGCAAAATTAACAGCATCAATAAATTTAGCTAGAGTTCTAATTCGTGTAACCTTTGCCCCCGTCAGATCATTACCAGTTGTAGCTTTGTTTACAGATAAAAGTATTGATGAGATTAATCCTGTGGCATTACTAATAGTAATTTTAGGTCTGGGTAGCTGTCCTCTTTGAAAAGCAAAACCTGATGCTTGTACAGGAAATCTAAGATAAGCATTACCATCCCAAACTATCTGACCGTTTGCATTTAAATTACTGCCAGCGTGAAAACGATATATGTCAATATTTTGAGGAGTCCATGTAACTTGGTTGTCAGGAATAGTTGCTCCACCTACAGAAGCAGAGGCAAACCCACCAGGTTCAGATCCACCGCTTTGACCTGCTACAGTACATCTAAAAACAATAGTTTTAATTGCAGTACCTCTTACCACATCACCGACTTCATAATCTCTATTATTTTCCCACGCAACATAGTGTAATGCGTAATCTAAATTTAAATTAAATAATTCAATAATTGCAGACGGATTTATAGACTGTAAATCTGCAAATGTACTACTAAAAGAGACATATTGGACACTATTATCATAAACTGTCTGTCCTATGACACTTGCCCAATTTGGCTCACTAGAACCAGTAGTACCTGCTGTAGTTACCTTAAAAAATAATCCGTTATTAGCGGAAGTAGGTGCAACTATCGCACCCAAAGATAAACTAGCACCAGCAGACCAAATAGTAGTCATTATTAAACGGGTTCAAATACTTGTCTGAAGGTAGCTTGGATAGTAGCTCTATTGTTATATGGTATAGATTTACTCCATGCTTCGCAAACAAATTCAGAAGATGAACTTTCCCCTGGAGGAGTAAATGTAAAGCTGGCACTATCATTTGCTCTAGCATCTAAAAATTCTTCAATTTTTACTGCATCTGCTTGGCTTTTATTAAAAGTAAAATTAAAAACTTTTGGATTTTGATGTTGTGCCAACCCAAACAATAAACGATGCTCATATCCATCAGCAAAACGAACAGTACGAGTTAATGGTGCAGATCTTTTCTGTTGTCCATAACTAGGTTCTGTACCTCCAGTAGACGTTCCAACAGTAGAATCATCGAACGTAGCCATTATGCAAGTAATCCTCCTGGTCTTTTCTGTTGTATTAACTCTGATTGTATAGCAACTGAAATCATACGACCAAGTTCTCTACCTCTATCTTCATCACCTTCAACAGAAGAACCAGAAGCATCTACGTTTACTACTATATTTGTAGAACCACCAAGAGCATGATTTGGTGTAATCATTCCTGACACACCTGGACTAAACATCTCAGGTCCACGTTCTCCTACAATATAACTACCTCCACCCATTACTGGCCCACCATTTTCTCTTTTTATTGTTGAAATATTAAACGAGCCTTTTGGAACAGTATTGCCATGAGTTGCTATTTGTTGATTTACGAGTTGTTGAGTACTAGGTAGTGAAGGAGTTAAAAAGTTCTTAAATAAACCAAAAATACCTGATCTTATTTGTGCTGCTAACATTTGAGCAGCCATGTCTAAGAAATGATCTGCTGTACGTTGAAATAAATTTCTTAATGCTTCTTGTGCCGTCATTGAACCTTTTATAAGACCTTTAAAAGATTCAGAAAAACTATCACCAATACTTTTTCCTAAAGCATCAATTTGAGTTAAAGGATCTAAAAGTCTTTCCAATTCATCAACTGGTGCTTTAATAATTGCTTGTCTTTCTAATTCTTTATTAAAATCTCGTTGAACTTGTAATAAAGCTTTAGCTTGATCTAATTTACTTTGAAAATTTTTACCAGCTTCTTCTCCTCTTTCTGTTTCTAACTCATCAACAGTTAATGCTCTAAGTGAACCATCCGATCTTCTTTTTACACCACCTCTAAATGGATTTAACTGATCTAAAAGATTTGATTTTTCACTTTCTTGAATAATAATTTTTTGATTTTTAGAAAATATTTGTTCTAATAATTTTAATTCTGCCGATCTTGCACCTTTAGTTTTTAATACATCTAATGCTATTTTAGCTTGATCTAAACTTAGTTCTTTTGATAACTGAGGTAAAGCATTTAAAACAGATTGATTATTTTTTAATCCTGTAAAAATATCAAAAGTACCTTCTGACCCAAATGTTTTAGTTAATGTAATTCTTGCTGCTGCCTCAAATTGTTTAAATGCCTTCAATGCTTCTAGTGCTTCATCTTTAGTCATTCCAAGAGATTTAGCAAATTCAGTTACCTGTTTTGCAGTAAATGTTGATGTACCACCTGTTGCTTGAATAGAAACATTTAATTTATCAACTGCTTTTCTGAAATCAATAGTTTCTTGTATTCTTGATGCAATCGCAGTACCAGCTATAGATAAACCAAAACCAAAACCTCCACCCAAAGCACCACCAGCTACACCACCAATACCACCACCAGCAGCACCTAAAGCTCCTTGTCCAAATAACAATGGAAAGCCTCCACCAATAAGACCGCTAGAGACTGCTCCTGATATTCTTCCTGCCTTTCCTCTACCACTAGCAAATGGTCCTTGAGGATTAGCTCTAGCTCCAAACCCCATTCTATTTAGGAATGAAGGTTTTGCAGGTTGCGGACCTATTGGACTTGCAAACTGATTTGAATCTCCAAAACTAGCAATACCTTTTGATGCACTTAATAATTGTGCTGTTTTACCTGTATTTTTATCAATTTTCTTTTGATGCCTTAACTGTGATTTCATTACAGCACTAAACGCAGGTCCTATAGGTCTGTCATATTGAGTTCCTGGTCTAATACCAAATCCAGATGCTTCTCTAGATATTCGACTTGCTTCAAGATTTCTTAAAATTCTTGGATTATTATTTACTGTCATCATTGGATTCGGACCTTGCATTGGACCAAACATCGGACCTTGCATTGGTAATGGACCAATAAATGGTTGAGGTCCAAAAGGAACAGAACTTCTGCCAGCTATCCGATTTTGATTTCTTCTATTTCTATCTATAGATTTTTGTGAAGCAGTATCAAAGACAGTAGGACTTGATACTTGTGAAGCACCTCTACTAAATTGAGCAAAACCTGATTGATTAC